ATGTTCTGTATAAAACTTTAATTTACTTTAACCCCTGCTGCATTTAGGATATTACCTAAACATTCATGTGTATAAGTCATCGTCAACTTAGCTGCAGTAAATGCATATATTCGCACACCACATTCCTTAAATTTCTCAAACATCTTTGGACTGATTTTCCAGTTTCCAGTCTTCTTATCTTTGATACTTTTGATTGTATTTTTCGTATACATTATCCACGCCTTCGCATCTGTAGAAATTACATGATAGATATTTTCGGAAATCTTGTTATCAATATTCGTATCAAAGTTGAGTCCCATCTGCGATGTAGGTTCGGTTGATTCATTCTTCACTTTTTGCTTGAAGAGTTCCCAATCGATACCTTCCCGAACACCTGGAAATACAAGACACCCAATTCCATCGTATTGTTTGAAACATTGTTCAAGGGAAGTCTCGTCAATTCCAACCCCAAAATCAATAAAAATAATACGTTCATACAATTTCATACATTTTTGAATTATTTCAGCTTTTTCATATGGATCATCATTAACGTATGTGATTTCATTATCATATTTATTTTGAATACATTTTACATTGAATCTGAGAATTGAATGTAATGTTTTTACATGACAGGATTTAGATCGCGTTACTATGATTGTACCAAACTTCATACTCTCAATAAAGTTCTAAACCTTAAGCCTATCTGCCATACACCCCGAAAATGGTAGATTACCAATATGCCCCAAAGTAGTATTCACATCTGCGAAAATTTTACCATCGGTCTGTTGCCAGCGGCGACAAAACGCATAATCTTCTGATAAGTATCTACGAGTATCTGGATCAATCATACAGTCAAAAACGGCATGGTATTCATCGAAGTCCCTATTCTGGTGATCATTCTTACACCAGAGGTCAGGGAACTTTTCCTCGAGAGTTGTAAACACAGAACGCTTAATAACCATGAAACCGGTGGGTCCATCCAAAATTTCAATAAATCCATTTTCTACAGGTCTATTCTTCGCCCCAAAGTTAATCACAAGACTCGAAGAGAGCATAGACATGTCACGGTCATCTCCAGCTTTAACAGCATTCGCTGCCTGGTCCCACATGATCACTTTTTTGGGATAACACGCAACAGATAGGTCATGTCCAGATCTTACGAGACGTACAACTGCCGCCGGGTCGAAATGAATATCAGCATCAATAAACATGAAGTATTCACAATCAGTCTTTTGCATGAATCGACCTACAGATGTATTACGAGCACGATGAACAAGGGATTCATTTTCCGTTGTATCAAGATATAATTGGATACCCTCTTTGATCAAGAGAAGTTGGAGTTTAATGATACTGGACATGTACTTCTCGAGACACATTCCACCATAACATGGTGTCGCGAGAAACAGTTTAGTCATTTTATTACAATTAACCTTTAAACTCTAAGTGTTTTTTTATAATCACTTCAATCTTATTCAATGTTGGTACGGATACTGAACATTTTTCACACATCTCACTCTTTGTAACTTTCGGTGAGAGAACTATATAAATAATAGCAGATGCTATACTATTTGGTGTCTTACTCATCAAATCTACACAATCATCTGTAGCCCCACACATTTTGTTACATTTGAGACGCTCTTCACGTGTTATAGTAAACGAATTCAATAACCTCTGCATCACATCAAATGCCTTCGTCACGTAATTCTTTTTTGTCGCACCAGATATGTTATCTTGGAAGATTTGCGTCGTACGACTTATATCTTTCGATTGAATCCCAAACATATCCGCGATCTCTTTCGTCGTTCTAGGGTGTTGCGCTAGTCTACATGCATAGAGTACACAATTGGCCTTGATTCCCAAACGCACCGCGCCTCGCGTTAATTTTTCATTATTGAATTTTCGATACAATATCTTTGCATCTTTCAGTACAGTCTCCGGTAGAGTGTAGCATGCTTCATCAATATCCTTGTATGCGTGGAATAGTGATCTATCTTTATGATTCATAGACATATGAAAATTTATTTTAGCCATACGTTTATTCTCGTACGTGGATGAATGTTGCGTTGATATAATTGTCCCTTTACCCCAGTGTTGAGAAAACAACTCTGGGTTAGAATTTGGGTTTCCACACCGAGATGGATCATTCACCTTCCCACCATCCGTGACACCACTCGTCCATTCTGCAGTATCATCAATAAATCGATCTTCAATGAGACCACATTCCGAACACGTCGGTAATCCTTCTGGGGAGAAAACTTTTACTCCTGAACATTCTTTGCATATATTTGTATTCACTAGCTTTTCTTCTGTTGTTTTTGGTAATAGGGCGTCCAATTCGGACCATATGATTGCCAGCATTGTTTTTGATTGTGGCAACCTTTTTTAGATGTTTCATAAAACGCATTATTGACTTAGGCGTCTGACACGAGTTTCGATCATATCAATAGTCTCCTTGAAACTCTTCCCACCCGAAGTGGATGGTTTCCACTTGTTCCACTCTTTATCAATCTCTTCATGACCTACTGGTAAGTCGATATCTTGACCCACTATTTCACTATCAGATACAACGAAACCCTCCAAATCAGACTCATCATCATGACCGTCATCATAAATATCACTGTCATTATCCTCGATATCGATTTCGCTATAATAAGCAAACATGTCAGCACCCAAATCTTTCATCTCAAGATCCTTAAAAGATGTCCCACTTGGGTGGTGTTCCGTCACACTTTCGTAAGGTGTGGGAGATAAGTCTCCACTGTCTATTTTATAGACACATGCAGATTTATAAATAAGTTCAGTGGGATTAAGATATCTCAGGCCGAGAGTATTACCAGTATTCATACCAACAATCCCATACATCTCATCTTCCAAACCGTCTTCGTTTACTAACACTTTTACAATGTCGTCCTGATTTATTTCAGATGGCACAATCATGCTTATAGTTTTTAGACAAAAAATATTCAGGGATAATATCACAGATGAAAGTTATTATTTATTCGAAGGAAGGATGTCAATATTGCGACCACGCGGTTACATTAAGTCAGGAGGAGAGCCTGGATTATGAAAAAATTATAGTGGACAAAGAAGAACTCAAGAAGTTGTGTGGTGACACTGTAACAGCCTACCCTCAAATATTTATTGACGGAAATCATATCGGAACATACTTCGATTTTCAAGACTACATGGAAAATGACTACGAACCAATTCTCGCCCCTACCCTAAACAGATTTACCGTCTTCCCCCTGAAGTATCCAGACCTCTGGGAACTCTATAAGAAGGCTCAAATGTCCAATTGGACTGCTGAAGAGATAGATCTCTCTAAGGACCTGGACGACTGGAAAACACTCAATGATAATGAACAGAAGTTTATCAAGTATATCCTGGCGTTTTTTGCCGGATCCGATGGAATTGTTTTTGAAAATATTAACAACAACTTTGCTGATGAGGTGCAAATATCTGAAGCTCGCTCATTCTATGCCTATCAGTGCCATAATGAGATGGTTCATGGTGAGACATATTCTAAACTTATTGATAAATATATCAAAGATCCTAGTGAAAAAAAACAACTTTTCGAGGCTATTCAAACTGTACCCTGTATCGAAAAGAAGGCCAATTGGGCCCTTAAATGGTTCGATGCCAAATCCAAGACTTTTGCCGAACGTCTCTTCGCTTTCGCTTGTGTCGAAGGCATCTTCTTTTCTGGAAGTTTTTGTGCCATTTACTGGCTAAAGAAAAGAGGACTCATGCCCGGTCTCTGTTTTAGTAATGAGCTCATCTCACGGGATGAAGGGCTTCACCAAGAGTTTGCAGTCGAACTCTTCAAACAACTCCGCAATAAACCGTCGACGGATACACTTCATACCATCATAAAAGAGGCTGTCGAGATTGAGAAGAATTTCATCTTAGACGCTCTCCCATGTAACCTCATCGGTATGAACTCCGATAAGATGTCCGAATATATTGAGTATGTCTCCGATCGTCTCTTAAAACAGATTGGGCAACCCCCAATTTGGAACTCAAAAAATCCTTTCGACTTCATGGAAAATATTAGTCTCGATGGGAAGACAAACTTTTTTGAAAAAAGGGTGGGTGACTATGGGAAAATGGATGATGTATCAGATGATATCGGTTTCGATGAAGAATTCTAAAAAAAATATCATCGTACAGTATAAATAATGCAGAGACCAGCCCTACTTATATTTATTATCATACTCATGTTGGGAATTGGTTTTATGATCTTATATCAAATGGGATATTTAGAACAATTTTTTACACAGGAAGGCGATGTATGTGAACCTGAAGGTACCGCTGATTCTAATGCAACATACACTCTAAATGCAGACAAGGAATGTGTATTTACATGTAAAAGTGGTTACAAAAAAGTTGGTGGTGTCTGCATCGAAGATACTACGGGTGATGAATGCACAGCAGATGATATGGATTCTCGAGGAACTTACGCGTATAATACCAGTGGTACTTGTGTTTTATCTTCGTGTAATGAAGGATATGATGTAAATGGTACAGCGTGTGCAAAGAAGCTTCCTATGGCGCAACATGTTCGAATTGAACGACCATACGGAGAAGCAATTAGACTGCTTGAAATTGAAGTGTATAATCAAAATGGTGCGATCATATCAAGTGGGAAAGACGTTACGGGTGCTCCGGATGCGGTGAATCTCGATAATCTCGTAGATACTTTTTATATTCAAGACGATGTTGGCACTGTTACAGGCACGAGTGCTGAATCTCCGTATATACAAATTGATCTCGGTTCATTACAACAAATTGGTTCTATCAAAATATTTAAGGATACGGCAGAGTATCCACGACAAGTTCCCGCAGGTGAGGTCGGTACAGCTGTGATGATTGGCGATGATAGTCTCAAAAATGCGACTGTGAAGTTGTTAGGTGCGGATGGTACCAATGTTACTGCTGTGACCCCAATGACTAATACGGAAAAAAAGGTGGCGGTATACGATTTTAGTGCCGTCACTCCCGCATGGGTGTACATGGATGAGGTTGATGCATAATTCAGTAAATAACTCACAATTTCAATCTTAAAATGTGTACATACATTTTAAGAGTGATTGATTGAATAAATATTTAATTAAAACAGGTTGCCATCGGAAGATACAGACATGGGTTCGAGGGTACGTCCAGTATTCTCTAACTCTATCTGTGGTTCGGCGAAACCAGGTTTCGCATCGGGTGCGTCAACCATAGGACCTGGGGGTTGTATCACAACCTTCTTACCCTTTTCCCTTTTTTTATCACCACAACCACAACCCGTATCCTTTTTTTTATCACCGCAACCACACCCCTTTTTAGAGGACTTCTTCTTGTTTTGTAGGTTCATCATACCCCACACGATGAGTATAAAGACAACAGTGTGTACGAGAAGTCCGAGTGTAGAGGGACACCCTGTTGGTGTCGCAATTGCGGGGCCTAATACCCGCCGGACGAGACGGAACGTTTCGGGGTTCGCGACAATGAAAAATGTAAGACCCGAAATAACGGAAATGATAAACTTTTCCTGTTGTTTCTCACCGTTGCAGCCACATCCACAATCTTTAAAAACACCCATAATTACTTTTAACATATGTCAACAAAAAAAAATACTTAAAGTCAAGCCTCATAATGTATATATAACCAACCAACAATGTCGCTCACTATCCAACGCTCTACTGAATTCTCCTCTGCCTCTGTGCAATTTTCAAAATTTCGTAAAAACAAAAATGGCGGTAAAGCCGTCTACCTGAATAGCGGCGACAACAAAAAAATTTACGTTCAATTTCCTTTTATGCGATCACCATATGGCCTGAGTGCTTTTACTGACGAAGGTACAGGGCGCACCTCGTATTCGTTAGATCTTTCATTTGATCCCGATAACACCGAAGCGATGGAACTGCACGACAAACTCAAAGAACTCGATGATATAATCGTAGATACTGTCGCCAAGAACTCCAAGGAGTGGCTCGGTAAAGAGTTTAACGTCGCTGTCCTGAAAGAAGCACTCTACAAACCCATGATTCGCCCTGGTAAAGAGCAGTACCCAGCCACTATTAAACTCAAGATTCTCACCAAACCAGATGGTACATTTGTTCCTGAAGCATACTCCATGCAGAAACAATCTGTCTCTGTCGACAGCATTGAAAAGGGTCAAAAATGTATGGCTATCGTTGATCTTAATCAAATCTGGTTCATCGATAACAAGTTCGGTGTGACTATCCGCCTTCAACAGGCCCTTGTTGAACAGTCCGCCAAACTCCCATCATTCGCCTTCCAGGGTGTTGATCTTCCTACCGATGTCGATGTTGAAGACGAGGAAGATGAAGAAGTCGATGAATAAATATATCACACAATAAAACTTAAAATCCTCATTGGTAAGAAGAAAAATCTTCTTACGAATAAGTAAGTATGACAAACCTTGAGAGTAATCTCAAAAAAATATTACGAGGTAAGAAGGCGTGTACTCCAGGTAATTTTTTAAAGGTTCCATTTTGGCCATATGGAAAGATGAAACCCGCCAAAGGTAGAATGTTGGGACAAGGACAATACAGTAAAGTATATAGAGGGAGTATCAACGACAATGGTCGTCGTTATGTTGCCTACAAAGAGATAGATACAAGTAAGAATACAGTGGGGTCAGGTGCGTTTGAATACAAGGTTGCAAAACAATTGAAAGGGTATGGCGTTCCTGATCAATATATGTATAAGAAATGTGAAAGTATGGACATTCTTTACCTAGAACATATCAAAGCTAAGGAATTCGATATATGGTGGAAAACCAACCCAGGAATGGAGGAGATAAAATCTGTCATGCTCCAAGTTTTGTATAATTTATATAGAATTAAACAAGAATTCCCCGGATTCAGACATCATGATCTTCATGGTGGTAACATTCTCGTACGCCCCGTGCCGACCAAGGAAATTGTGATACGTTTGGGGGAAAATCAATCATACAAGGTCTCAAATGGTGGTGTGGAAGCTGTTATGATTGATTTTGGACTGTCAGTTTTTCCTAGGATAACTAATCCCGTTATTTCAAATGGTGGATACGAATATGTGGGAATATCAAAGAAATCCCACCCCCAATATGATTTACACACCTTCCTGAATACTGTTTGGATTAAAGTGATTAGACCTAAAAATGAGAATGAGCGCAAGATACATGAATTTATCAAATCTCTCATCCCTACAAAGTATCTAGGTGTTATGGTAATGAAAAAACAAACTATTCTACGTCGTATTGGTATAGATGAGGGTAAAGGAGATATTCCAGGATTCAAAACGGTTTTGAATCACTCATTCTTCACCGGTGAAAAGAAAGTAAGTAAGCTTAATAAGGTTCTCAAAAATATTACCTCTAAGACCAAACTCCAAAAACCCACGATCATCGGTGTTCCCAATAAGAAGTCTCCAGTGAATCAGAAAGCGGCGTTGTCTCGTGCAGTGACTATAATGAAAGCAAAACAAAAACCGATTATTCGCCGAAAATAATATTATTATACACTATAAACAATGCTCGCTTTCATTATTCTCGCGATTATCAACATAATCATTCTGACGAAAACTGGTCAGGCCAAGAAGGCCGCCCCCCCAGTCGGGGAGGAAAAGGGTTGGACTGTTTACGGGACCATGGGGTGTGGCTGGACTCGTAAGCAACTTGAACATATGAAAAAAGCTAACAAGGCTCACACCTTTGTCGATTGCGACAAAGAGGAGTGTAAGGGTATGAAGGCCTTCCCCACCCTCGTCAGTCCTGATGGGGAAAAGACTGTTGGATACAAAGAGGTTTAAATACCTCGGACGACGGTGAGACCGATGGAAAGTATGAACGCATCAAGCATGGTGGTGATGGGTTTGAGCACGGTGATATGCTTCACAAGAGCACGGTTCCACACGAGGCGGAGAAGGAAAGTACTGATGAGGATGGTGAGTGCAAACAAGAGAAACTCGGTGAGCATATCAGACTTAGTGCGAGCCTTTGAAACTTCCTGGATCATTTATTAGATGTCAATATTTTTTTTCTATTCCAATTACAAATGAAAGGTCTACCTGTGAGTGGTTCCGAAAATCGATTTACCAATAGACGGTGGGGGTCGTCTACTGGTATCGGTAACAATAATTGTTATGCCTATGCCGTAGGTGACTATGAGGCTTATAGATGGCAAAAGTCTATTCCGGGTGATCGTTCCGGTATGTCAAATGGGTATCACAACTATACACATTGCACCACTCTTCCAAACCGTGTCGTATCAGACAACCCCAAGAAGGTGTACAAAGTTGGTGCAAATGAAAAATGTAAGAAGGGGTACTTCAAGGTGATGATGTTTGTGTCTCCTGGAAGACCCACAAACTATATCCGTCAAGGTGATTTTCATTTTTACAAACAACACAATGTTGTTGAGTATCGAATCAAAGTTGGAGACACCATCGCTTCAGTCGCGAAGTTTTTCAAAATTCCCGACTCAAGGATAAAGAGGGCTGGACCATTTAAAGTTGGTACACGTATCATATTCAAGGCGAACGTATTCAGTCACAAGCGTGGGTGGGCGACTGGACCACTTCTGACTGATGCGAAAGGTAAAGCGATCATAGATCCTCGTAAGGCTTCTAGGAACTACCCAGGTCTAAACTATGAGAAATATTGTAGTTCATTCTGCGTGAAGAACCGAGGGATCAAAGTCGGAAAGACTCACCCCAAGGTCTGAAAAAAGACTGTCAAGGTCTACGGTTTCTTCTACATCGAAGGTTATATCGAGCATATCCATCACACTTAAAACAGATTCATCATTCAAGTACACAGAGTTTGCAGCTGCTGTGTAATTGTTCTGAATCGTCACGGTGACCTTAAATTGAGATCCATCGAGTACTTTTCTACATGTAGGGCATGTATTCTTACCTTTATTTTTCCATTCCTGTAGACAGTGGGAATGAAATATATGTCCACATCTGGTCGGAGTATTATTCCGTGTTGACCTGACCTCACTGAGGCATATAGCACATATCGACATTCTATAGGAAGGTTCTAAAGTTTTTCTCGTGATTTCGCTCATTTAATAGATATCGGAAGCGTTCACGAGGGGTTTATCACAGGTGTTGCAGTTATCTTTACCCTGTTCCGCCTGTACACTTGAGAGAAGGGCGGGACCTTGTTTCTGGAGAAGCTGTCTGTATGAATAATTGTCTTCGAAAGAGATACCATTCTTCTTCATGACGTAGTTGTTGAACAGTTGGGTGGATGTGTTAACGGTGAAGCATCGACCATCGGCCATACCAAGTCGCTGAGACATATTGTTATTATAAAACTAGAAATTAATTTGTCTATTCGTAATCGTTTTCATCCACGACTCAAAACCCCCCTCCCTGAGCTTTTTGATAAAAGGATCGCATTTATACCCCAAATAAATATCAAAAACATCTGTTTCCTGTGTTCGAGACACCCTGATACCAGGATTCTCATTTATATGCTGATTAATGATATTGTATGCAAAGGCAATCTCTTTCAGAGTTTCTGCCCCTGTGATGATGATCTTACCTGTACTGAATATACTACATGTAATCTCCTTCATATCATGTGACGGTTTAAACTTTATTTTGACTGCTGAGTATCGATCCGGTTCAAAGGAGACTTTGAATATATCATCATACTCTTCAAACCAGTCTGCAACTTTGATGAGGTTAACGTTATAGTTTAGACTAAAATTAGAATTGATCATCACTACACGAAATGTATCATTTGAAATTTTGATATCCATACCCAAGAAAAACTTGAAGATATAGGCAAGTTGTGTAATGACACGTTTACAGTCGAAGAGATCACAGCACCCAGCAACTTGGATACTTCCATTGGGGAACACTTTTACAGATTTAGTGCTGTATGTATCGTGGTACGTTAGGGTCACCTGATTGTAAAAAGTGGTGGGTTTCAATTTCCATTCAAACCCATCAGTGTTTGTTCCCTCGCGTCGCATCTTATAAGATCCAATTCGTTCAAATGTTTCGCGGAGTTTTTTAATATCAACTGTCTGGATAAAGCTTGAAACCATTGTGATCGTCGTAATCTTGATCCACGAAGGTCTAGTCTCATCGGGTAAAGCTTTTCGCATATCATCGAGTGTTAGGAGATACGAAAAGCTATTATTGGCGATTGAAGAATACATGCTTTTATATATAACAAATGTTGCACTTAGGTGTTTAAAGAAAACAAACGTCGCATGATTAGATGACTTCATTTATCAAATTTGCGAAACACGTACATGACGTTGAATCTGATATCTCATACGTTGAGTTCAGTTATGATCGCTACGTGAATGGTAAAGGGTATGAAACCTATACTGATTACATCAATACTGAACCCCTAGCGGACTGGATAACACTCGAGTCTAAAAAACGTTCAATTCCTTATGAAAAATTCCTTGATGTGATGGTCCGTAAAACTATCGAGGTTCGTCAGCGTATGACTGAGCTCACACTTGAAAATATTCTTTTATATGAACAGCCTGATCGAGTATACATTCGTCTTGTACATGCTATTAAAATCATTGATCCAACATTCCAACCACCCCGCATAAATATGGAGAGTACTTGGCAGATGGAGCTTGCGAAAAAGATATGTAAAAAATACATTCAACATGCTATCCAGATGTGTATAAAAAAGTCTCGTCTTGAATACTTTCTCAGCGTCTTAAATACAATAGAGCGAGAACAATAAGAATAGCAACCAGAAAAATCCATAAATAGGGTATACTTTTATTGGATACACCGATCCTAGCAGGTTTATCCCGTGTGAAACCGTAATCTATATTCCGTCGTGGATGAACATCCTTCTCAATAAGACATGGTTTGGTCTCTTCCTTACACAGACCCGTCTTACAAAATACACTCTTTTCTGCGAGAGGAACATTCATAGAAGGTTTCACTTCAACAAAATCCATAGAATTACTCGTCTGTCGCACACCCCCAGGAAGGGAGAAGTCGTGTGTGACAAATGGGTTCACATCGTTGATAGCATCTTCATCGTTGAGCATATACACACTCATCGTTGTTATTACTAGTTCAGATTATAATTTTTACTCTTCATTTTATACCGATGTTCCTCCCACATTTTATCTAGATCAACATTTAACATATGCGCCAGTTGGAAGAGATAACTAAAAACATCACCCATTTCCATCATGACATCAGTACCCCGCTCCTTCTTGAGGTTTGTCTTCTTGAATGTTTTCTTGTACTGCCTGATTGCCGATGCGAGTTCACCAAATTCTTCAGTCAGGAGAAGCCATACAGTATCTACAGCAGCTCGATCCCAACCTTTCGATCTACACACCTTTTCAGTTTCTGTCTTATAATAATTAAGACTCATCACTTATGTATACCTGGTTCATAATCTTTAATTAATACCGATCTTGTCATTGAAGCCAATCTTCTTTCCCGTCGTACTCGTATTTATAGGTTGATCAAGTGGAACACTAATGGTATCGATCTCTTTCGCATACGCAATGTACTGGGATACACCAGTCTGGATTTGAGATAGAGCGGTCTCGATAACTCGGGTGTTTATGAATTTAACTTGTTCATTCACTTGGGTGTGATGATCACCAGCGGTGTTGATGAATACCATTCGCATGATACCATAGAGATCGTCGGGGTTTTGGTAATCGATCGCGATCCCACTCTTATTCTTGAATGTTTGTCGAATGCCACGTTGAATTAAATTTTTGTTAAATTCTGAAAAGAAGAGGGTGTTCAATGGGGTCTCACACTGTTGAATGGAATCAAGGTGGAGGTTATCACACATTTAATATAGTCGCCGAAAAAAATTGTGTGTGAATAGTAAATGGTGAACTTTGCTGACTTTAATGAAGTGTATGCCAACAAGCCCCCAACCTTCGAGGAAATTCCATGCAAAGCCCCAGCCTGCTTCGTTGGTTCTTACCCCCCTGTTGCCAAAGCCGGTGAGAATGGTGATTTTTTCGTGAACACCTATCTTCTCCAACCTAACCGAAAGTTTGAGACCTTTGGAACCGTGTCCGTGAGGAGTGCGGATCTCGAATGTAAGAAGTAAGTTAAAAATAAAAGTAGAACTTTAGATATATGAGGGTCATTAAACGCTCAGGTCGTATTGAGGATATGAAATTTGACAATGTCACCAATAGGATCAAGAATTTAACGTATGGACTCTCTGAAAAATGTGACTCTTCTAAGGTTGCACAACAGGTATTTTCGTCTATGTACGATAACATTACCGCACAGGAGATCGATACCCTCTCCGCTGAAATATGTGTTGGTATGATCACCTCAGAACCAGATTATGAGGTTCTCGCCACCCGTATTATCGCAAGTAACATCCATAAAGTGTGTCCCAATAATTTCCATCTCGCCATGAAGAAACTTCAGAAGGCTGGTGTCGTCACAGACGAAGTTGTTGAAGTTGCCCAACAGGTCAAGGATGATATCAAGAGTGACCGAGACTTCGATTTTGGGTACTTTGGTATCAAGACTCTCGAGAAAGGGTATCTTCAACGCGTCGAAGGGAAGTTGATCGAGACACCACAGTATATGTTCATGCGCGTCTCCATTGGTATTCATGGAAAGGATATTCCCTCTGTACTCGACACATATGATAAGATGTCTCGTGGTTTATTCATCCATGCTACACCAACTCTATTTAACGCTGGTACACCTCGACCTCAAATGTCTTCCTGCTTTCTCATCGCGAACAAGGGAGACTCAATCGATGGTATCTATGGAACCCTGACGGAATGTGCACAAATTAGTAAATGGGCTGGAGGTATCGGGATGCATATCCATGATATCCGGGCGAATAAGTCTCGTATTCGGGGGACCAATGGTCAATCAGACGGTATCATCCCGATGCTTAGGGTGTTCAACGCCACGGCACGATACGTGAACCAGGCTGGTCGTCGCAAGGGTTCGATCGCAGTGTATGTGGAACCGTGGCACGCCGACATTATGGACTTCCTGGAACTTCGTCTCAATCAAGGTGACGAGGAAGCTCGTTGTCGTGACCTCTTCTCTGCCATGTGGATTCCAGATCTCTTCATGAAGCGGGTTGAAGAGGGGGGTAATTGGTCACTCTTCTGTCCAGACACGGCGAAGGGTCTCTCCGATTGTTATGGGAAGGAGTTTGACGAATTGTACACAAAATACGAAGAGGAGGGACTCGCCCATTCGACTGTCCCAGCCGCTGAAGTATGGAAAGCAATTCTCAAGTCTCAAA